AAAGATGGGTAGACGAATTACTTGATATTTATAATACATAAGGAACAAATATGCCAACACTTACATCAGGAGCTACTTTATCGCTCAATGCATTAGCAGGAGCAACTGGATTTACACAAAATTCCAATGTTTCACTTGGTACTATTCGTGGTTCTGCAGTTACAACCGGTCTTTCGTTCTATGCTGTAGATTCAATTGATTCTGTGACAGGTTTTACTTATGCAGTAGAAAACACCTCGGAAACATATATTTTAGGAACTTCCGGAGGGGGTAGTAGATTTTCTCAAATAAGTGGCAGAGGTGCAAATGTTACTTGGGGAATTACCGGAGGAAATAGATTATCAGTTTCTGCTAATAATGGTGTCTCTGCTACTATTGCAGTTGGTGATATGACAAATGCATCACCACAAACTGTTTTACAATCAATTATTACACATACCGTTTCTGCCACTTTTGTTGATGGATATAATGACCATATTGGTTCGGGCAATGGATATAATGTTGCAAGAACTAAAACTGTTTATTCAGTAGATTCTTACGATGGTAACTCAACTGCTCTATGTTTAACTATTGATTCACCTGTTACTTTAGCAGATGGAACAATTGTAGAAGCTGGTGATTTGACTGAAGGAGATTTATTAAAAGGGTTCTCTATTGGTGGATTAAATGTAGATTCCGATGGAACTTTCTTGGATTGGTCATCTAATTCACTTTCTACAACTCCAAAAGATGTAACTATTGTTAATTTAACTTATTCTTTTGCATCTCGTTATTATGATGTTAATAATGGAGAAGTAACTGCTACTGCAGAACACCCAATGTTGGTAAAAGATTCGGTAAGTGGTGATTACCTATTTAAAGAAATGTTTAACTTGGTAGTTGGTGATAAATTGGTTAAAGGTGATAATACTGAAGTAGATATTACTTCAATTGAAATCGTTGAAAAAACTACCGAAATTGTTTCGATTGATGTTGAATCCGAAGATACTTATATGGTTAATGGATATATCACTCACAATAAAGGTGGTGATACTCATACTGATTTACCTGCACCTGGTGCTCCGACTAGTGTATCATATACCCAACCCAATGTAACTTGGACTGCACCTACATCTAGTGGAACTGGTGGAATTACTGCTTATGAGTGGCAATTAGCAACTACAAATACATTTACTACAATCACCCATAGTGCAGATGAATGGAGTACAAATATCGTAGAGGTACTTAGCCTTTTCGGAGGAACTCGGTTTTTCAGAGTTAGAGCGATTGACCAAGGATTAAAAGGAGCATGGTCTAGTACTATTCAAATTGATACTCCATCTTAATAAATAATTATTAATTATTTTTGATGTTTGAGGAAACTCCATATATTTATATATAAAAAATAACAACTAAATATATCAAAATGATGGAACAAATCAAGTTTACACAAGAAGAAGTCAATTCAATTAATCAATTAAAAACTGATGTAGAACTCGTTTTTACTCAATTAGGACAACTTTCAATTGAAAGAAAAAGAAGAAATGATGAGTTAGATGAAATTGAATCAGAATTACTAGAAAGACACAAAGAATTGGTTAATACCGAACTAGAATTATTCAAAAATTTAAACGAAAAGTATGGTGATGGTAACTATGACCCAAATACTGGCATATTTACTCCCATAAATAATCAGGTTACTCAATAAAAAATATTCTTTACAAAAAGTAAATAATATTTATATTCGTATCATTACACAATTGAAATTATAAAGGAGTAATATAAAATGGCAGAAAAGATTGTATCACCTGGTGTATTTACAAGAGAAAATGACCAATCATTTTTATCTCAAGGTATTGGTGAAATCGGAGCAGCAATAATTGGACCTTTCTCTAAAGGACCTGCTTTCGTTCCAACCGTAGTAAACACCCAATCAGAATTTGAATCAATATTCGGTACACCAGATGGTTCGTACTACACTGGTTACGCGGTTCAAAATTATTTAAGAGAAGCTGGAACAGTAACTATCGTTCGTGTTGGACATATCGGTGGATATACTCAACGAGGAACCGTTGGTATTAAAGTATCGGGTTCCAATGGAGAAAAATTAGTTGGTGTTTTAAAATCAACTCACAATTGGACTACATCAGGTAATGGTGATGCTATCACTGCTTCTATTGATGCACAAGAATCATCCTCGGTATTCAATATTATATTGAGTGGTTCTGATAACTCATATAATACTGCAATATCTGCATCAATCCTATACACAGCTGGAAATGATTTATCGGATGTATTTGGTGGTAACCCAAGAGGTTCCAAAGGTGTATATGTATCTCAGTTTTTTGAAAATTCAGCTGTATCAATATTCAATATAGCATCTGGTTCTGAAGTTTCATTGGTAGATTTAGGAGAACAAAGTTTTGCAGACCAAGATTGTTCTTTCGCTTCTACTCCTTGGATTGTATCTCAACAAATTTCAGGTGAAACACATCAATTATTCCGTTTCCATACAATAGGTGATGGTGCTTACGCTAATACTGAATACAAAATTTCAATTTTTAATGTAAAAGCAGCAGGCGAATCAAATGCAACTGATTATGCAACTTTCTCTATTGTAATTAGAGCGTATTCCGATACTGATAGAAGAAAATCTATTTTAGAAACTTATAACAATGTAAATTTAGACCCATTATCCCCAAATTACATCTTAAAAGTAATTGGTGATCAAAACATCACTATTGATGAGAATGGTAAAATGTCAATGAATGGTGATTATACGAATCGTTCAAGATTGGTTAGAGTAGAAGTTTCTGAAGAAGGGTCTTTCCCAATTACAGCAGGACCATTCGGACACGAACCATATTATTCTCCAATAAGAGGATTCGATTCAATTACACCTGCAGTTGTTTTCTCAACTGGTTCGGTAGATAACACTGCATCATCTACATTTAGATATTCAGGTATAGATTTGGAAACCGCAGTTGTAAAAGTAGATAATAACTACTTCTTGGCACCAATTCCAAATAACGCTAGTACTGGTTCAAATCCACGATTCACATTTAATAACGCACCATTCAATTATTTATTGACAGGTTCAAACACTACCGATGTTTCAAAAAGACAGTTTACCATAGGGTTTCAAGGTGGATTTGATGGAGTATCTCCAACTACAAAACATGCTTTAGCTAAAAATAATGATAATGATTGGGGTGCTGGAAACTCACAAGGATTTAATCTTGCTAATCCAACAACAAGTGGTTCAGTTGCTTATGTAAAAGCAATTAATGCAGTATCTAACCCTGATGATTTTGATATCAACTTGGTAGCTGCACCGGGTGTTGTTAGACGATTACACTCTTTTGTATTTGACAAAATTGTTGATATGGTAGAATCTAGAGAAGATGCATTCTTCATCGGTGAATTGAGTGATTTTGATGATAGTATTGATTTAGTAACATTAGAATCACAAAATGTAGATTCTAACTATGTAGGTTCTTACTACCCTTGGGTTAAAACAATCGATTCAAGAACAAATAAATTAACAATCGTTCCACCATCAGTATTGATGCCAGGAATTTACGCAGCCAATGATGCTATTGCAGCAGAATGGTTCGCTCCTGCTGGTTTGAATAGAGGTGGTATCACTGGTGCAGTTAGTGTATTGAATAGATTAACACATGCTGAAAGAGATACTTTATATGAGAACAAGGTAAACCCAATCGCTCAATTTCCTGGAGAAGGTATCGTGGCATTTGGACAGAAAACTCTTCAAGATAGAGCATCTGCATTGGATAGAATCAATGTAAGAAGATTGTTGATTAAGGTTAAGAAATACATTGCATCTACTTCAAGATACTTAGTATTCGAACAAAATACATCACAAACTCGTTCAAGATTCTTGAATACGGTAAATCCTTACTTGGAAGGAATCCAACAAAGACAAGGTTTATTCGCATTCAGAGTTGTAATGGATGAAACTAACAACACACCTGATGTAATTGATAGAAACATCTTGGCTGGACAGATTTTCTTACAACCAACAAGAACTGCTGAATTTATTGTGTTAGATTTCAACATCTTACCAACTGGTGCATCATTCAGTTCATAATTTAAAAAAATAAAAAAAAATTATATTTATTAGTATAATAGGAGAAAATAAAAAATGGCAGAAGTATTAGAATTTAACGATATGTTCTATACCAATTTCGAACCGAAGATGAAGAACCGCTTCATCTTCGAAGTAGGTGGTATTCCTTCATATTTAATAAAAGCATCTCAAAGACCTACAATTCAATTTGAAAAGGTTACTCTGGATCACATTAACGTAAAAAGACAACTTAAAGGTAAGGGTGAGTGGCAAGATATTACAATGACTCTTTATGACCCAATTGTTCCATCTGGAGCACAAGCGGTAATGGAGTGGGTTCGTTTATCACATGAATCTCTAACTGGTAGAAATGGATATGCTGATATGTATAAAAAAGATATCCAGTGTTATATGTTAGGTCCAGTAGGTGATAAAATCGAACAATGGACATTGAAAGGTGCTTTCATTACACAAGCAAACTTTGGTGATTTGGATTGGGCAACTGGTACTGATCCTGCTACAATTGAATTAACAATTTCTTACGATTACGCAATCTTGGAATTCTAATACATTATTTCATTTTCTTACATAAGAGAGTTCTCATTTCGAGAACTCTTTTTTTTTCAACTTTTTTTAATTTATATATTTATATACAAACAACAAAATAAAGGTTTATTATGGCAAATTATGATTTTCCAACTGAAGTAATTTCACTTCCATCTCAAGGATTATGTTACCCTGAATCAAATCCTCTCTCTTCTGGTCAGATAGAAATTAAATACATGACTGCAAGGGAAGAAGAAATTTTAACATCTCAAAATTTAATTAAAAAAGGTGTAGTTTTAGATAAACTATTCGAATCTATTATAGTAGATAGTAAAATCAATGTTGATGATATTCTACTCGGTGATAAAAATGCTATTATGTTAGCAACTCGTATTTTGGGTTATGGACCTGAATATAATATTCAACTTACAAATGACATGGATGAAAAAGAAGACGTAGTTGTTGATTTATCAAAAGTTCAGGTAAAAGAAGTTGATACTACTTTATTAAATCGAGAAAATAAATATAAATTTACAACATCAAATGGTAATCAATTAGAATTTAGATTATTGACACACGGTGATGAAAAAAAGATAGATGCCGATATTAAATCATTACAAAGATTAAATAAAGGTGCTTTGGGTGCCGAATTAACAACTAGATATAGATACATGATTATTTCTGTAAATGGTAAAACTGATACTGGTGCTATCACAAATTTCATTAACAACCAATTTTTAACTAGAGATACTAAAGTATTTAGAGAATATATTAAAAAAATACAACCAGACATAAAAATGGAATTTGAATATGAAGACCCTAAAACGGGAGAAATGGAGGTACGCTCAATTCCAATGGGCGTAGGGTTTTTTTGGCCTTCCGAGTAATTATTCAATTATACTTCATAAACAAATTTTCGAATTGTGTTATTTTGGTAATGGATTTACTCAAGAAGGAGTTTACCGATTACCAATACACCTACGAAATTTTTACTACAAACAATTGATAGATACTAAAAAAAGAGAACAAGAAGATGTAAAACAATCTCAAAAGTCTAAATCAGTTGTAAGCGGCCCAAATGTAAATGTGAGAAGGTAAAACTCCTCACATTTTTTTTTATTTAATATTTATTAGAGTATAATTGGAGGTAAACTAAAATGAAACTTACTGAAACAAAAAAAAATAAAATAAAAGAATTTATATCGAAAAAGCACGATATGAAAGAAGGTGTTGTTGATTACATCTTTGGAAAAAAACTGGTTTCAACCTTAGAAAAAGATGACAATTTTTTGAAACTTGCTAGAAGTTTGGATAATGATATGGATGCCCTTCGTAAAAAAGTAGAAAAAATGCAAAAAAATGGAGAAAGAATTCCTTATACGTATAAAGCTATCTTAAACATTAAATAGGATTTTAAAAAATGGCAATCAATTCCCAGCAACAAAGAGAAATATTAAAATTACAAAATGAATATAATGAGGCACTAAGAGTATCTCAGTCAATTGCTGGCAACATAATTAGAGAGTTAGAAGAGCAAGTTAATACAACAGAGGATATAAGTAATGCTACAAAAAAATATATTCAAAATTTACAAAGTTCAGTAAAAAATTTAGAAGATTCCGAGGATGTTCAAAAACTAATTATAAAAAATAATAAGGAAATAAATAATCTCCAAC